CTCATAAAACATTGTGCAACATAATCAGGTACAATTGGTACTTGATTACTTCTATTCTTCTTTGAATCATTAACTAACTTTACATAATCAACGACTGCTTGTGAGAAGTCTTTGTTGTTTACATAATGTGCGTGGTGTTTGTTTCTTCTCATCTTAATCGACCCACCCATGTCCTTGTCTTAAATGCCAGAACTTATGAGTAAATCGTTCCCATAATAATCCGAGTAAAGTATGTGAGGAATATGTTCCTGCTTTACATTTATAAATCCACATAATAAATTCCTTTGTTATATCAATACATTATATAAGATTTGATGTTAAAAGTAAATAGATTTTTTTTTAATTTTTTTATAAAAAACTATTGACTTTTTTGAAAAACCTTGTATAATAAAGATGTCCTTTTGAGGTTGGGTGGTATACCTAGTGAACTGTTCCTTTTGGTTTCCTAAATGAAACAATATTGGACATCTTTTCTTCTGCAGAATCTTTACTGTTTCTAAAATCCATATTATATTGTTCATCAATTAAACTATCAAATAGTTCTGAATTGTTTTTCAATATCTCTTCTGCGGCCTTTTTCTCTGCTAATCTATGACCATCACTCTTGACCATCTTATGTTTACCATCCATTAAATCTTCTGCAATCATTTGTAGTGTTTCTAAATAAAGAGATTTCAAATCATCTGATGGTTCAATCTGACAAACTACATGTAAAGGATTTAACATATATAATAAATTCATATTATCAAAAAAGGACATCCATGGTCTCAAAGAATAATACTTTGTACCAGAGAGATAACTTTCTGATGAGTTTATCTTTAATACTTTTCGTATAACTACATCTTGTTCTTCGTTATCAGGCCATTGAACTATTTCACAAATAATTTCATCACCGTTTGCCATCATAAATTGTTGTAATACTGTATCTTCGCTCATATGTCTACCTTAAATGTTTTGTGATTGAATTTCTCTCTTTTATATATCTTTAATCTTTCCAGTCCGTGGAGGAAGGCGAAATTCTTTTGACTTAACCAACTGATATCATCTATCAAGTCATACAACTTTGTTGGTTCACCATTATCACTCGGTCTTAATCCACGACCTATACTTTGCAATACTCTTATCTGCGACTTACTTGGAGATGCAAATATAATATTGTGTAAGTTTCTAATATTTATTCCTGTACTAAATGTGCCTAAACTGGCGACTATGATTGCGTCTTTCTGTTTCTCTGTAATGTGTCTTATTGATTCTCTGTCTGATGTATCTACTTGACCTGATACAAAAAATACTTTACGATTTTCACTTGCTTTATTTTGTATCATACGATATAGTGGTTCACCGTGTTTCTCTACAAACTGAAAGAGTACAAGTGTATTACCTTTTTGGTCTAGTGCGAGATTCGTTATAAACTTATTTCTCTTTTCATTTGTTACGATATAATCTATTTCATCTTGATATTTTCTTTTACCAAAGTACTTGCGTGTCGTTTCATCATATGTTAATGTTAGTCGTTTGATATCAAGTTGTGCAAGTGTTTCGTTCTCTTGTAGTGTCTTTGTTGTTGTTACATGCATAATACGACCAAACAGTCCTTGCAACACAAGTTCGTGTGTCAATGCACCATCTAGTGTGCCTGTTGTACCAAATCTGTATGCGGCCTCTGTGCATTTGTTCATAACTGTCATAAGAGATTTAGATTTAAACCCATGACATTCATCACCTATGACCATACCGAACTGGTCAAACCATTCTTTAGGTAGTTTGTATATAGATTGCCATGTACTAATTATGACCGAACAGTCTACATTCTTATCTTTACCAGAGTATATTCTATGCATTGATTGTTCATCATACCCATAGTTTTTAAAATCATTGAACATTTGTTCGACTAATGATGTGGTTGGTACGATAATCAATATCTTTCTATCATTGAGTTCTTCAAGAAAATATCGTGCAAGTATATAAATGACTAGAGATTTACCAGAACCTGTAGGTGATAACAATATCGCACGTTTTCTTTTGAGTCCACTAACAACTGCATTGAATTGATAATCTCTGACTTCCCAAGGTAAATTTAAACTCTTGACAAATTCGTACAATTGTTCTATATTAATGTCTTGTGATGTATCAGGATAACCATACTTACTTTCCATAAGTTCGGTTTCGTAGTTGTTTGTTTTACAGAAGTGTAAGAGATGTTGATACAGACCAACAGGAAGTTGTCCGTTCTGATTGAATAGTTTTATTTTACCGTCCCACACACGATTTTTATATGCAGGCATATATTTGTAACCAGGCACAAAGAAAGAAAAATAATCTATCAACTCATATGCGATAGACCTTTCACATTCAATCTGAAGATTAGAATGGTTTATGAGCCCGATTCGAACCTTTTCCAGTCTATCATGTTTCGTATTGTCTGATGGCGCCATTTTATTGTATCAACTATATTTGTCAATGTATCTATAACCGTTTTATAATACTGTATTCTTTCTTCAGATTTTTGTATCTCTGGGTCGGCATCATAATAATAATTCATTTCACCTTTCAAGATTTTCAAACCATCAAATGGGTCTGGATTCCAACCCAAGTCTTTGAGAGTTTGTTCGTCCATCTTGCCGTTGTAGTATAACCATTTTTGTTTTAACAAGGTCTTTTGTTCAAACTCTAACTTCTTTAGAATAAGTTTTGCCCTTGTTAATAACTCTAGGTATTTTGCATGTAATGAGGGAGTTTTTCTTGACGCATCATCTAAATGCATACTTGGAATCTCACATTCACTTTGCCATTCTTTTAATATATCATCTAAGTTCATACTGTAATTATATCATAAAATTAACTGTTCGTCAATAAACATATCTTTTAATATATCAAAGTTTTCTTTGTAATTATACTTTTCTATGTCGTTATCTAGTACAAATTTCATATCAGGTGTCATATCAAGTTTTCTATGTATTTTATTTTTTGGTGTTTTTTGTATACGATTCCATTCTTCTTTACTTATATTTGTATTAAAAAAATTGTTTATTATATCAACTGAATCTTCTTCAAAAAATAATTGTTCATATGTTATCGCACATAGAAACTGAACATTTCCTTTTAAAGTTTTATGAGTAATTTCTAAAGATTTTTTTATCTCATCAATAAAATTTTTACATTCTAATACATTCAATTTATCTACTTTAAATTTGTAGTTGTATTGTTCATTATTATATTTTGCTTCTATGTGATGCCAAGACAAAAAATGTGCTAATAGATTTTTGCGATAAACTAATAGATGTTTTACATCATTATCAAATGTACTTAAAAGATTTGATAAATTGTTTTCATCAATTTGTGCATCAACTAATCCTTTTAATATATAAGAATCTAAACTAACGTTACTAGACGTAGGTTGAAAGTCTACAAAAGACAACTTGTGTTCTGCATTGTAAGATTTTATTTTAGGTATAGAAAGTAAATCACTCAGATGTGAAGTAAGACTTGATTTTCCTACTTCAGTTGGTCCCCATATTACAAGTTTCATGCAGAATCATAATTTCTTGGTGTTAATATTGTACTTCCGTCTTGTAGTGTTCGTTTCTCAAGTGATGTATTTATACTACCTGTTGTTGAATTTGCACCTAATAGTTCAAAGTATATAAATCTAAAGTTAGCACTAAATGTTAGATACTCTATACCAGATGATGTTGACTGAAAGTTTATACTTCCTATTGATGTAGGAAATGCATCTATATATCGAATCTGACGATTCTGATTGTTATGACTAGAAAGAATACTTAATGTAATATCTGCATATGATGGTGCATCTCTACTTGTTCTGTCAAGTCCACCTGCAACATTGTTATCAAGATTTCTCCGCATCCAATTATACATTTCTGTATAACTTTGCATATTTTCATCTACGATAATTTCACATGCCAAGTCTGTAAACTGTACAATATCACCTGTAAATGGTACTGCAGTTTTTTGATAGTTCAATTCTATTGCAGTTGCTTCCATACCAGGGTGTGCTACTGACTGACAAAAGAATTCTAAATTAGGATAATGTTTTCTATCAATCAACAACTTAAACGAAGTTGGTTGTAAATAGTTTATATTTGTTGTTAAATCTACCATATCTTTATTTATACAAAAAAAAGAGGCGACCGAAGTCGCCTCTAATTTAGTTTAGGATTTAATATCTAGATTATGCACCTAGGATATTGTCAACTCTGAATAGTCTATAGTATTGGTTAGACTTAGCGGCAGCAAGACCATCAGCAGGTGTACTACCTACGAATGGGTTTGAAACCATACCGTAACGAGTTTTAAATCCAATTCTTGGTTGGAAACTGTCTTCAGCAACTGCACGAACCATTGTTAGTGGGACGTATGGGCAGTAGAAGAGACCAGCATCATAAGGGTTTGTACCTTTATATCCAACTGTGATATAATCAGTAGTTGCATATGGGTCAATGTAAACCCTTGTTCTTCCGTTAAGAGTACCAGCAAATGTGTTACCAGTATCATCAACATTAAGTGCAGTAGATAATGCAGGAGCATAATCCAACATACCTGATGCTGATAGAGCAGACGCAACATCTGAAGAACATACGATAAAGTTACCTTTACCTCTACGAGTTTCTTTTGCGATTACGTTTGCTTCTCTTTCGATTTGAAGAATTAGACCTTTAAACTTCTCAACTGACCAACGGCCATCAGCATCTGTTTGAATATCAAAGATACCATTGACTGCTGTGTTTGTTTGTAACGCACCAGTTTTTGCTTGAGAGTTGATTGTTCTTATAACTTCCCTGTTGATTTCAGCAAGGATTTCTGTTGAAAGAATGTTTGCCAACTCTGTTTCTGCATCAAGACCGTGAATTGCTTTTAAGTCTTGAGCAAGTTCTAGTGTGTATTCTGCTTTTAGGGCACGTGATTTAGCAGTAACAGTTGCTTTTTCAATGGTGAATCCCATATTAGCAATTGCGTTAGCGGCAGAATCACCGATTGCTTCAGCAGAGTCAGTTGTCATACCTTTGGCAGCAAGATTTGTGCTTCTGTCGTCATCAGCAGTTGAGTCTGAATCAGTAGCGGCAGCGATACCAGAACCGTCAGTAGGTTGGGCAGGGTCTGCTTGTGTACCAGAGAATCTTGTGTCTGCTTCGTTGAATAGTGCTTCTGCTGAACCAGTTGTACCAGCAGTATAACGTGATTTCATTGCGAAGATTAATCCTGTAGGACCTGTCATTGGTTGTACACCGCAGATATCGTATGCCATTAGGTTAGGCATAGCACGTCTTACTAGAGAAATCAACACTGGATTCCAATTAGCGGCAGAAGTTGTGTTAGT